TAACTATCCCGACACTACCACTCTGAGATGCACCTACTTTTGCAGACTTATCAGCAGTTCTTCTGTGACTGCTCGCTCTAGCTTTGAATGTTGAAATTACATCATCGCTATACCCCCCATATATATGATTTTCTAATACCTCTTGATAATCTTTTAACAGCATAATACCTCTAGCAAAATCTTCATCAGTAGCCCATACACCTTGACCTAGTTCCATTTCTATTCTATCTAATTCATTAGATGTTACTGCTGCACCAGATCTAGCTTTTAACAGCTTATTCTTGAGAGCAGAAAATACCTGATTAACCTGTCTTGCGTCTGATGTAAGGGAATCAAATATTCTAGATCTACCCGCTCCAGGGATACCTTTTATTCCTGATTTCTTAAGTTCTCCAGTATTTGTGTCCATATATGGTCGCATAGTTCTATCTAACGCTGCCATATCAGCATCTATTGCATGAAGGTCTGCTTTTACTACTGATTCAGATAACCTTCTAATATTATCCTCTTTTTTATTCTCTGCAGCTATTCTTGCCGCCTCTGCTTTATTCGCTATTGTAGCATCTATACCCGCTTTTTCAAGTCGGTATAATTCCTTTCTATGAGCTGCGGTATCTTCGGCAGTCGTGTCATACTCATATACCCCTCGTTCATAAGCCCTATCACGCTCTTTCTTAGTAGCATCAGCAAGAAGTTTATTCTCTGCGGCAGTAAATTCACGATCTTCTAAAGTTTTTCTAGTCTTTGCTAAACCTGTAGATATTTTATCTGTTTTATCTGTTAATATGTTTCCAGCCGCAGTAAGAGGTTTATCACCAGATAAAGCAGCAAGTACAGCTCTACTGTCCATACCCCTTAATTGATTCGCCATAATTTTCATCTGATCGTCAGTGGGGACTTGACCCCCAATCATAAATTCGTAGGGATTTACGCCAATAGCCATTACCAAAAAACTCCTTTGCCCGCTCTTATCGGATCCATCGTTGGGTCTGCTGTTTTATCAGCTATAATAGGGGGAGTATTTTTATTTCTTAACCATTTTAATCTAGCTGCTGTCTGGTCTTGCAAAATTCTATTTCTTTCTTCTTCAATACGATCAGTTTCTCGTTGACCTTTTAGTCTATGCCCAATACTAGCCATGTGAGAAAAAGGACTAGCTGCCGTGTAAACTCTACCAGAATTTATCCCTTCAGTATTAACTAACTCTCCCTCTCTCAACTTATTAGCATATTCCTGTTGTTCTTTGAGTATATCTGTTTGACCCTCTAATTCAGCTAGCTTTAAGATCTGCTCTATTTCATCTGCACTATAGCCCTCAGCCAACAGTAAATTCCACATATCATTCATTTCTGTGCCAGAACCACCTGTTACACCATCTCCTGTGCTACTTGTTCCTGGAAGATTAGTTCCAGCTTTATAGCCTAAATCTTCCCCGTAACCTGTCCCCATAAAATACGCCATATTACTCTCCTAAATAAACATCCCTGCTATGTCAGAAAAACCACCGAATAGCCCTTGTCTCTGCTGTTGTTTCGCATTAAACGCATCAAGATTAGCTTGGTAGGCTAACTGATTCGCACCTAATAAATCTGTTCTCCCCATACCGCCTTGTGGATTATAATTTCCAGCGGAAGGAAGACCAACCGACGTGCCTGATAATAAAGAGTTTATCTCATTTATAGACCACCCACGTCTCTGTAAATTTTCTTGAATTTGTTGGTTTCTTAATTGATTCTGATAATCAGCAGTTCCCATTTGTTGCTGATAAGCTAATTGACTCTCATCTCTACCTTGCCTTAAAGCATCGTCTCTAGCTTGAGCATAAGCATCTGTCTGTGTCATACCAAAATTACGTATGGCATCGTCGTATGCCTCATCTCCTTGCATCAACCCTTGACTTGCCAATTGATTCTCTAAATTTTCTCGTTGCTGATCAAATTGGAAATCTAATCTTCTTTCAGAACTTCTGTAAGCTGCGTCTTCTGCAGCTTGTCTTCTAGCATCATAATCACCTAGCTGACCATAGGCTTGAGCCTGACTATAATCTAAGGGAGAAGAAAGATCAGACCTAACCCTACCTGTTAAATCCCTAGCTATATTAGATCTATCAGCTACTACATCTTGCTGAGCTCCTATAGCAGACTGTAAAGGTGCTGTAAGAGCAGTAGTTTGGGTATAATCAGTAGTTCCTGGGTCTCCCGTATAGCTTATAGTACCCATTGGACCGACTATATTAGGGTTGTTAGCTCTAGTCTGAAACCTATAGTCTTCCTGATTAAACTGCTGTTGTTGCCCCGCCTGAGCTACAGGAGATGGAGGCGGAGACGGTGCTGATTTTCCCATTAAGCTGCCCTCTCTAATTCTGTATAATAATGGTTACACTGTTCTTTAGTCATACTGAGCACAATTATATCCTCATTTACTTCAAAAGCATCTTCAAGATTACACTTATACTTAAACCCTATTTTATAGTCTAAATTCAATGCTTTTTCATTTGTTTCTCTTACTAACACATACACATAAGTTCTTTTAGCTACATCATAAATATATTTCGCTGCTTCTGTAATTAAACCCCCTTTACGAAGACACATAGGGTTAGTTATTTCAATAGTACACTGAGCACTATTCGGTAAAAAATTATCAAAAATAATAGCCCCCATCGTACAAAGATTTTTATCTACTGCCATTATACCACGAGTATCAGCACAAACCTGACACGGCATATCCTGGAAATACTCAGCGTGTCTAGGGTGGGTGGCAACAAAAGGTTCAAATATCATAAGTAGTTGCCCCTATCATAAGTTATATTCATTTCCATTAAAGTAACCTTACCCTCTGCTCTTCCCCTAAGAGCTATAGCCATCACAACACCCATTCCAGCACCTAAAGAATCGAAAGGTTTATTGTCAGCCCGATCCCCCACCCAAATCCCAGTAGTATTCCATTTAGCAGTATTCCATACACTAGCTGTAGTAGGAGTTGTAGTTCCAGCAGAAGTTAATTCAGTAAAATCATAATCGTATAAAACTTTAGTTTGGTAGCTTGAAAGATCAGTGCCATAGAAAAAAGGCTTTATTACGGAACACCTTTTAACCATTCCTGGAGCTCCTGCGTCAGAAAAAGCTGTTAGCAAAGAAAATTCAACTGCTGTCTGGTTACTTCCTGGACTAGCTATAGTCACATTATCGTATGTGCCAGTCATTTGCCACACTTCACCATTGACATCACCATAGTATAAATCCCCACGCCAAGTACACATAGAAAGAGACTTAACATCTCTCCAAAACCCCCACGCCTTAGTATTCATATTATAGACGTAATGAAGATACCTGTCTGCCTTACCTACTCTTTCTGGTGACTGTATAACTAACGCCCCATCTGTTGGGTAAAGCATTATTTCCCAACCAGCAGTAGAAATTTCATCGACCATCCTTTCTCTTACTAAATTAGAAATTTTATTCATTGGGGAGCTGTAATTCTCAAAAGGCTCTGAACCTTGTAGCAAATCATTAACAGAACTCACCCCAAAACTAGAAAGAACTATTACATCACCACTCATTTCTTCAGCAAATTTTCTTCCTGCTGGTATTTCACCTACTTGCCATTGACCTTTAAGACCCCATGTATTCGCACTACTTGGGTCTGTACCTTGAAATGCTAATATATCACCCGCACGTGAAATAGCTAAAAATAAATCGTCTATTCCGTCTCCAGCATCTACTGTTAAATTAAATATCCCTGCTAAATCACCACCATTTTTAAATTTACTTCCTAATTGAAACTGAGTAGCTGCTCCACTATTTGCATTTGCTCCTAAATAATAAGCATTAGAATCATCTTCTAAAATAAGCCATATTCTTAGTTTGTGTTGCACTACAAATCTAACTTTTGTTTCGTCTAGACCTGTGATATTGGTAACGACTGCCCATGTATTAGTAGTCCCTGTATACATGATTAAACCATTAACAGCATCCGCATATAATATGAACGGATCCCCATTTGCGGCGACCCAATAAATGTAATTCCCATATCCAGCAGTAGCATTAGAAGTGGCAAAACTAAATCGTTTTACGGCTGATCCTGCTCCCCCAGTACCTACTTCATAAATACCGTCATTACCTGTAGCATATAGTTTATCATCTGTTCTATCTGCTTTTCTCCCGTTAAACGGAATCATTGTTCTTATTTGGAACCCAACATCATTAGCGTATTCTTTAGTTCCTCTTCTAGTCTTCATTCCTTGTTCTGTAGGTAGTATATTATAGCAATAATGACATTCATTTTGTTTTAACCCAGAGAAAGAAGAAACCGCATTTACTCCCCCTGTAGGAATAGGAAATTTCTGTACCTGTAAGGTAGGTAAAGAAGGTCTAGTTAAAGCCTGATATGCCTCTCTAAGTACCATAATTAGTGTCTGGGGTATTTCTTATAGCATTCATATAAGGAAATCCTCTTGACCCTCCTATGTTTATTATAGAAGCACTGCCATCATGCCCTAGAGTAGAAAACATCATAACGGCAAAATCTTCTCTTGCTTTACTGCTATCAAACCCCCTAGCTTCTAACCACTTACATTTAAGAATTTTTACAGCTACAATTTTAGGGAATAAAATTATATCATCCCCTGCATCTATTTCATCATAGAATGTACTAGCACTAGATGCGTCTTGTAGCCATTTATCACTCATATACTCAAACGCTATAGATAAAGCATTTGGCACAGGATTATCTGGGTAGATATAAACTTCTCTTTGTTTAATCCTAAATGAAGCGTAAATAGTCTGGTTAGTTAAATCTCTGCCTTTTAAATACTGCCATTCTTGCGGGGATAATGGACCTCCTAACGGCATATCTTTAGTCCTATCCCACCCTGTCTGATCTATCATATACGAAAAATCAGTGGGCATAGAGTAACTAGCTGTCCCAGTAGCAGTAGTGAACGAATGCTCTTTTTGCATTTCAGTCCATGGGTGCATCTGAATTAATTCTTCTGCCGCTGAATTCATTAAAAATCTTAACTGATTAAAAATTTTATTTGTATCAGCAAGAGGGTCGTTAGAAGAATCAAAACCTACTTCTACAGCGACCCTATTTAAAACATCATTTACACTAGCGTATTGGCTCATGCTTTCTTCTTAGCTCTGTTAGTTGATTTTTGCTGAGAACTTTCTAAAGAATCTAATCTTTTCATAAGTTCCATGTTGTTTTGCTCTGAAACTTCAAGAGCTTTCTGTAAATCTTCTACCTGTTTAGCTATCTTACCTGTCTTATCTTTTTCAGAAGCTTCTATGTATGCTTGTGCCTGAATTTTAATACTTTGTATTCCAGCAAATTGTTGAGAATTAGTATCAGACATTTCAGCCAACTGCTCAACTGTCCTAACATTAAAATATCGCAACTCTTCTACCTGAGCTTTACTTAAAGCATTCCATTGTTCTATTGGAGTACCAGATACTTGCTGTTCCTCATTATTTTTGAAAGCAGCATATTGTTTAGAAAATCTCTGCTTATCATCTGGTTGAGCAGGTCTTTTTATTATGTTTTCTTTATTTCCAGGTTGCATTATTTCCACATATTCAGTGTCATCAAATATAGGTCTTCCTGCTTCCAATGTTTTATCCGCATTTTGTCTGGGGTGAATATAAAACCTCACAAAAAGCAATTCATCTCCAGGTTGCATAGCTTGGTTAATAGGGGACACATTATCTTGTGACCCTAAAGCCATATTAGTTAAACTCATATCAGCTTCCATATTATTTCTCCTGTCTGTTGTCGGTTGCACCTTTTAAAAAATACTCATTTGAATATTCTTTAAAAGAAGGGGGGCAGAAGTATCCACCCCCTATCTAATCTACTCACCAAAGAGTAGCACCGACACACTTCTTTACAGTGTTCTGCCTACATAAGGATAGGTAAAGTAGGCATCAGTGTTAGTAGCTTCTGAGCCTCCTGTTGCCGTTCCTAATGCAATACCTTCTATAACTTCTGCACCAGAACCCGCATTATCATCTACAGCTCCAACAGTAGAAGTAGAATTAAGTGCTGTTCCTTTAGCCGCAGAAGCTAAAGTACGGAGTGATCCTTTACCATAAATTTGGATCCAGAACCAGTCATTATCTGCTATCGCAGCCTGAGCCGCTCCACAGATTTGACCCTGTCCAGCACCAGCAGCAGTAGAAGTCAGATCTGTCATTTCTGCTTCAAATGCTGAATCAACTACGCAGAGGTATCCTTCTGCTGTAATCGCTTCTGCCGCATGAACATAAAGAAATTCCTTGGTTCCATCAGTCGTTTGAAGCTGACCTCTGGTTCCAGGGGTGAACGCAGGAACACCAGTCGCTGCTAGAGTTACATCAGCAATACTAATACCAATTAAAGCACTCATAGTGTCCTCCTTTTATGCGTTCACATCAAGACGACCCTGGAATTGAGCACCAGAACAAGTTAAGTTCCCTGCCCAAGCCAAGATTTGTACTTCTGCATCTTGATTGGTAGCATATCTACGATTCGGACTCAACGGAACCATGTTACGCTGAGAATGTGGGCGGTAGTGTAGATATGTAGAGTTAAGGAAAAATGAGACGCCTGTAGGACAATTACCACCAATGCCCCCATCTAATACAACGTCTGCATCCATATATTTAATGCTAGGAAATCCTAACTGACCGACTTTTGGATCAGTGAATCTCTGATTAGCTTGTAATGAAGCTAGGTATGCCTTCCAAGACACAACATCCATAAGAATGAGGTCTGGTCTGTCCATACCACGATTACAAGCTGCCCATAGAGTATTCATATCCGCTTGCATAGTAGCAGTATTTGCAACATCACGGAACTGATTTCTCCAGAAAGTCCACGTAGCTCTGTCAATACCACCATAAGTACCCGAAGTAGGATCTAGTGGAACGGCTGCATTTAAACCATCAACCTGTTTTCCACTTGCTCCAGTACCATCTGAGTACAGTCCAGCAGATATTAAATTAGCCATCGTAGATTCAGCAACAGAAAGACGGGCTTCCATTAAGTCAATCATCCGTTCTTTTCCAGCATTTTGTAGCTGTTCAAGACCAGAAATTACTACAGGAACTGCACATTGTTTGATGCTAAATTCAGCAGCACTCAAAACATCTGAAGCAGCGACTGGTAGTAAATCATAACCAGAATACCATCCACTATTACTATTTTCTGCAAATGACAATTCTTGATAGATTTTATGACCACCAGAAAAAGTTTTAATTTTTCCGCTCATAGATAATCTTTTCAAGATTGCATTATTGTCGGTAACATTGTCAGCGATTTTCCTAGTACGAGACTCAATAGTCGTCGCTAGTATATCTGATACGTTTGGGTAAGCCATGTTATCTTACTCCTCCAATGTTAAACGAGTTAATTATTTATGTATTTTGTGATGCGGTTTTCACCTTCACTCCATACCCCGATTAGCATGGGGACTAACAAAGCCCTTGCTTTGATTCATTTACGACTGAGGAAATGCACCTTCCCTGTCTTTATGAAGGGAAGGTTAAAATAAAATTAAAGAAAATGCAAGCGTTTTATACAGATTGTTCTTGAGCTTCCCAAGCGTCTGCTATAGCCCCTCTCACACTAGGGGCGTCTTTGTTTTCCACTGGTGCTTGAGACCCTCCATCTAAACTACTTGCAGCATTCTCTTTAGAAGCTATTTTTCTTCTAGAATTTTGAAGTTCTTTCTGTTTATTTCTAGAATTTATAATTTCTTGAATATCTGGTCTCATAGCAACGGCTTTTTCATACGCTTGTTCTAAAGTAACTTCTTTATTCCTGTTAGCGTTTAGTTCAAGAATATCTGCCATGTCTTCTCTTACATCCTCCATAAATTCTGCTTTATTGCTAAAGTCATTTATTTCTTTTTGTAGTCTTACGTCTGTGCTACGAAGATTTTCTTCTCTGCCACGATTAAAATCTTGAACCATCTGTTCTACAGGTGCTAGACGTTGTTGTAGTATCTGATCTATTCTGCTAGTTTCTGGGTCAACACCTTGACCAGACAATACAGTATCTAAAGTTGGGATATCTACGCCATACTGTTGTATTATACGAGCTAAAGTATTCGCTTTTTCTTGCTGTGTACCGACTCTCATAGTAGCTGCATATTGAGCTAAATTACCGATAGCGGCTACTTCATCAGCACCTTCTTGCATCATAATGTGCCTGTAAGGAGCAAGAGTATCAACAACCCTTTGTGCGAACTTAGCACCTTCTGCGTGTTTTTGTATCCCTATAGAATAATTTCGTTCTCTGTCTATAATTGTTTTTTGTAAATTTTCTGGTAATTCACCCCATTGTTCTCTATCTTTAGCAGACCAAGAAGGGGGAGGTTTAATTGCGGGTTCTTCCTTAGTTTCGACAGGTGTCTCGATTTGGGTCTCGACTTTAGTGTCGTCCTTAACTTCGACTTTAGCTTCTACTTCTTTAGGTTCGTCTTTAAGTTCGTCTTTAGGTTCTTCCATTAACTCTTGTGGTGTAGGGGTAGAATCCTCTACTACTTCTTCTTTTACTTCTTCTGCCTCACTAGCTTCAACTGCCGCCTCTAGTGAATCTCTTAAACTATCTTCTGTCGGTGTTTCTTCACTCATCGGTGTGTCTCCTTATCATAAGATTTTAATAAATCCTTAATTCTTTCTTTTTTAGCTTCTGGGCTAGCATAATAATTTTCCCTTTCTTTTTGTTTTCTTTCAAAAAATTTCTCACCATTATTAGACCCAAACTCACCAGTCTGAACAACATTGTGTTTCTTATTATGCTCAGATAATTGGTGTCTAGTTGTTATAACACTACCATCTATGGGGGATTTAATCCTAACATCTTTTTTAACAATAATATCAACCACTAGAACCTCCTTTAGCTTTTTGCACTTGTATGTCAGCTCTCATTTTAGCCTCAGTTTCTAATATATTAAAATATGCTTGAATTCTTTCTGCAGATTCATGTGATTCAGTATCTGCGGCTATCTCAATTAATTTAGCTTTATGCTGATTCAATAATTTCATCATATCATCTTGAGCTTTTTTAGCTTGTTTTTCCATTTCAGCTTGGTGTTTAGCTTGTATTTCTTGTAGTTCAATTGGAGGTTGTTGTGGCTTTGGATTAGCTAATCTCTGTTTAACCTGATCAATTCCATGGTCTAATATTCCTTCAATCTGCTGGCTACCTTTAAATCCTGCTAGACCCCAACGCATAAGTTCCATTAAGAATGGTAACATTTCTGGTTCTTTTGCCCCTATAGCCTCTACTGCATTCACGAACGTGCCTATTGCAGTTAAATATTCTACTCGTTCAGCTTTTAATTGAGCGTAATCAACCATAGCTATAGATTCTGGTTTAATAGAAATTTGCCACATCCAGTTCATTTCATTTCCTTTTAATAGCTGAATAGCCTGTTGTACTACTTCAAAACTATCCATCATATACATGGCACTAGCTTGTTCATATATAGATTCAGGCTCAAAATGATTACATATAATTTCAGCTCTAATTTGCATTAAGTCGCTAGCAAATCTTGCAAAATCATCTTGTAAATGTTGTATTCTTACAGAAGCAAATTTAGCTTTCAATTGTTCTTGTCCAACGCCAGCATACTGATCGCTAGAACCCCTTAATATATCAGACATACCTGTAACTTCATACAACAACTGTATTTGTTCACTACGTAATTCTTGTAGTTTAGCTAATGCCTCAACAATATCAGAAAGTGGGAGCCAATCTATTTGACCTTTCAATCCTTGCTTTTCAGCAAACATAGCCCAATTATCTACAGGTATTAAATCATTGTCTGTTCCTTCCTGTAACATACGCTTAATATCGCCGTTTGAAGCATCATAAAGACCCACTACTTTAACAGCTCTAGTTATGATGCTTATACGTGTCTGCAATAAATCTATAGAATTGTATAAATCTTGTGCTATCTTAAAATCACTGCGTGGTAAATAAAGAGTTGTCGTACAATTAGCAGACATAGGTTCTGGACATGGGAAAAACCCTTTTAACCCTAGTGGATCATCCCTTACATCTAAATAATCGGGGCAATCTTGGTGATACCAATAAACTTGTCTACTTTCTTTATCCCAGATTTCTATAACCTCAGTTTTCATCCATGGCTGATCTTTATCATCAGCGTATTCTTCCTCTTTTGTTCCAATAGGTATTTTATTGAAAGTAACGTATTCTACTTTTTTATCTCCAAATCTTTCAATAAATTCTTCTTTTGTTAAGTAGGTTTTAAATCCAACCCAAGTAACATCAGCCCAAATTCTTCCATAGCCCCATAAAAAATCTCTCCAATGCACATAAACCAAAGGAGCTTTTTCATCAACTACAGTTTCATTCTGTTGCATTCCTATTGAAGTAACACCAGTTTCTGGGTCTGTCATTTGAACCCTTTCTTCTGTTACTTCTTTCTCAAAACTATATCTTACCCGAGCTACACCTAAACCAGGAAGGAGCCTATCTTGGAGACAGGCACGAAGCAAATCAGAGTCGGTGCTACCTGGAGCTTGAATTGTCAAATTTAATAGACGTTGTAAAAGCTCAGATGCAACTCGGGCAATATCGTCATTAGGATCCGCCCAACGTCTAGCAACGTCAGTTTGTGGGATCCTACCATACATCATAGCTAATTGCGTAGTGACATTAGCGTGGAACAAATTAAGTCTAAATTGGTTCTCAACTTCTATGCTCCTATAATTCTCATCTTTCCTATCATCAAGAAATCTTCTTACTACACGACCACCAGAATTCCAAAAATCTTTTTGTCTCTTAACAGCAGAATCTACCTCTACTTTCCATTTTTTAGCACCCTTAACATCTTTTGTTAGTTCTTCTGCCATATTTATATCCTCAAAATAGTAGAATTACTGCGTTTTTCATTATCTTTGAATAAAGTATCCAGCGAAACTGGGTACTTCCCATTTTCTGGTGCGTCTATTTTCTGTTGTATCATCGGATTATTATGCAACAAACTTGTCTTCACTACAAGTGCTAAATATCGGAATGCGTCTGACCCATTACTAGCCCAATCATGAACAGGTCTGTTTTGGTAAACATCGTTCACCTCATCGTATTGTCTTCGGTAAGCCCGAAGTGCCTCAACACCTTCATAACAATTAACATCAAACCAACACTTAGGTATAATCTTACGGACAGCGTTTACACCATCTTGTATGTCTAATTTGGGGGATATGCGTATAGAAATATCTCTGTCGTTTTTAAACTCCTCTATAAATTGTTCTACTGTGCTACGACCTGTTTGTAAAGATTTAGCACGGGCATCATGAGGTAGCCACAATTCTTTATAGGTGTACCCTTTATTCCTCAATAACTGAAAGTAAAACGGCAGAGCTTGACCGTGATGTTCTTCATAGTCTATAATCGCTGCTCCATCTGGTCTATTTTGCCAAAACCATATAGCAGTAGAATCTGTGTAGCCTAAATCTGTTGCTACATTGACAGGTAGGTTTTTATCGTATAAATTTTCAACATCTACCTGACCCCTGTTGTCTATAACATTCAATAAATCTGTATAGTACGTTCCTCTAACTGCCGCATCAAAACTACACTCCATTTCTTGCTCATATTCATCCTCAGTCATTTGAGCCTTCATTTCATCCAGCTCTACTTTATCTATTAACCCTGAATCTGAAGATTTTAGCGTTAAATTGTACCATCCTTCTTCACTTTGGCTTCTTCTATAGATATGGTAAAAGTGGTTCTTACCTTTTGGTGTTCCAATAAAGACAGCCCACCCTTTTCTGTCAACCAAAGTGGGTAATATGACTTGACCCCATAAGCTAGGTCGGCAATCACCAAATTCATCTAAAATAACTCCGTCTAAATATATACCACGTAATGCGTCTGGATTATCAGCCCCATATAAGGTTATCCAAGAACCATTAATAAGTTCTACCCTAAGTTCACTTTCTCTTATTCGTTTTATAACAGGTTTCAGGTAAGTCTTAAGATACACCCATGCAACGTCTTTAGCTTGTCTATAGAAAGGTGCTAAGTAGGCATACCTAGCATCTGATTTGGGGGTGTATATTGCTCGTGCTCCTAAATCATTAACACAAGCTACAGTTTTTCCGCCCCGTCTGTGGACAACCAAACATGACCACCTTTGATCCCTTTGGTGGAATGGTATAAAGTGAGTTCTAGGTTCATAATCTATTTCTATATTACTCATCTGCTATCTCACATATTGCTTCTCTTATATCGTGGGTAGAACCTATAAAAAATTTCTGATTTATAGAACCAACCCAATAATCAGGTATTCTGTATTCTGGCATCTTTGAAAAAACAGCCGTAACAGGTTTTACATCTATGTAGATTAATTTATCGTCGTCTTGTATAGCATCATAATCATACAACGCAAGGCACAAAACCTCTATCAAACTACGTTTTGTCCAGCAGTTCCCAGTATGTTTATATCTGCTATATCTTGTTTAGACATAAACGAAGGATCTGATAGGTCCCCTAAAATACCCCCGCTTCCTTTCATCTGTTTAACTAGATTTATACCCGCTTGCAGTCTTTCGGTATCAGCTGCTTGATCTCCCTGAGTGTAATCAAGGTATGAATTATCTTCATAACCTTCTGTATTTAATGAAGGAATTTGACCATATCTCGGTCCTCCAATCGGTTGCCACTCTCTTTCTTCTTTCTTACCAAGCATTTTAGCCATCATCATCGCTGTTGCTGGATCCATTATAAGTCCCCACCATAACCAAGACGATCTAATTGTGCGGGTGCTATTTCTGCACCTGATCGTTGTTTAAGAACTTCGTCATCGTACATTTTCTTTCTATGAGCTGCTGTACCTGATCGGTCTTTAAGAATTTTATTGACATCACCATAGTACGATTCCCAAAGTCGATCATTCAAATCGTCTGGTATATTACTATCAGCACTCATCCCTAATCTAAGAAGTCGTATCAAAGCAGCCATTTCATCTCCTACTATTGGAGATCCTGACCTCGCTTTAAGTTCTTCATCCGTATAATACCCTTCTGGGTTACCTTCTGGCATATTACTTTCTCCTTTTTCTAACTAATTTAACTTTTCGTATCGGCATTCTCGTGTTCTATAATTTGTCCGCCCCGCAAACTTTCTGGGGCTGTATCAAGTGCTCCAGGTGCTATGCTATGAACTATCCTAAGTACTCCGTCTTTACCCCCGAATTCATGCTGTGCTTGGGACGGCAATAATTTGGAATATATTTTGTAAAATTCTGTCGGGTGTAGGTGAGCCCATGATGCGAGTCTCGGAATTCCCCCGATCAATTCAAACGAAGATTCAAAGGCATCTATAACATCCTTCCTACTGAACTCCTTTGATCGGGGTATCCTAAGCTGTTGAGCTCTACTTTCAGACATATGCCTAAAAGTCCTTTCCATAGTATCGTCCGCTACTACGTCTCCTTCTTCGTCCTTGGAATAAAAGCTCGGTACTTTAAGCTCTTTACTTCTTTCTTCCACCGCCACGTTTAGTTCCCATGTCATTTCTCCCGTAGGTTCATTGAGTCTCGAATCTTAATACATTAAATTTAGAATTACAAGGCTCTTTGATATTTAGTGATCTTCGAAAGTCAGAAATGTGGGAGGGCGTCCAGTTTAGAGTATTTTGTTTTAATTTAAAAAAGGATCTCCGTCTTGCGGGCAAAAAAATGCCCCGCTTTTTACGGCGGGGCAGATTAGGCGTGCTTGCCTACTTGGCTACAATTTGCAGTAGCCCTTCCCTAGTAAAAAACGCTAGCCATCCACTTAGTGGCTCCGTTTTACCCGCCAATTTGCCACGTGTTGGTTGGCTTGGCGGATTGGCAGTAATTGCCTGTTGTAATTGTGCAACAGTTTTGCCGTTGTAGGTTTTTACTGTTAGCCAGTACTGGCTACGTGCTGTGCCAATTTTATACGGCTTGGTAGGGTTACCCAAAACTTTTATAATTTGGGTTTTGCCTTTTACTACTTTTTTTGCTTTTTGTGTGTTTTGCATTTTATTTTACCTTTTACGTTGTATGGCGTTATTGCGTTGTTGCGTTGTTGCCATGTAAATAATGGTATAGTAGTACAATATTTAATGCAAGCTTTTTTTGCATTTATTTTTAATTATTTTTTGCCTATGTTGCACTGCAACATTTTTGTACATTTTTGTTGCACTGCAACATTTTTTATATTTTTGTGCATTGCAACATTTTTTTGCACCATTTATTTTGTCATTGTTATTGTTAGCTTCACTTCATATGAAAACGACGGAGAGACTCTACGAGGTCTACGGAGGTCGCAGAGAACGAGGTCTGCGGAGCTCCTGGGTCCCAGACTCTAGGGGATCTCTCTTTCCCCCTTTCCCTCCCTTTTCCGTTGATCTTTGCACTCCCTTTCTCCGACTTCTCCGAGTCCAAATACTCTGTATTTTCGCGAGAGAGTCTCCGCAAATCTCACCTTCTCACTTCTGGTAGCCACGTAGCCACGCATTCCACTCTCTTTTTATTTTACCCTTATGATCCGTATTTACAGTGAAAATAGGAGTGACATAATAGATACACATAATTACCTTGTATCTGGCTACTCTGGCTACCAAAGCTACTTCTATCTTAGATTGGCTGAGATTACAGGCACTTAGGTTCTGATATCCCGTAGCCGAGACACCTAGTATCGTGGCTACCTTCATAACAGTTCGTGGCTACCAACTTCGTACGCTAAACAGCCGAGAACTTGTGTCTGGCTACCAAAAGTCTTTTTAGTCGAAGGCAAAGTCGTTGTTGCTAATCGTGACTGATTAGGGCATCATATAAAAACTGGGGCAAAGCTCTGGTAAAATATAAATCGTAAACACAAACAGGAGGGTAAATCTTATGGTTAAATCTAACCTAAAGAAAGCGGAAGCGAAGCAAAGCAGACCGCAAAACTCCGTTGCCATTATCAAAGTTGTAGCTCAACCAGAAAAGCCTTTTCGTGGTAATTCTGCAAGAGCTTGTTGGTGGGAACGTGTTTGCAAGTTCAACGGCAAACCACTAGCTGATTTTGAAGCTAGTATTGCTAATGAAGCCCCTAGCCAACCTCAAAAGGGAAAGCTAGCAGGTCAAACTGAGAAGCCTAGTGGGTGGATCAAGTTTTTCGAGGGTTTGGAGCTTATACAGGTTGTTTCTAAATAAGCTCCCTTGCAAACTGGGAAAAAGCCCCGTTAATTCGGGGCTTTTAATTTCAATAAATAGTGGGAGAGTTGAGTATGGAATACACTGAAAAACAAGTAGCTTCTGGTTGCTGGGAGTATAGGGGTTATGAAATACGGCTGTATTTGTCTTTAAACCCTGAAGTTGAGTGCGACAAACACATTTTCATGTATGGTGTTAAAGAAGCAGCAGAGCATACGGGCTTCGGTCATTCCCTAAAGGAGTGCAAAAGCCAAATAGATAAACTAGGGCATAGACCTATTATAGATAAAGTAGTAGAAGATTATCTTGAAGAACAGCGTGAATTGCTTGACAATGAACTTCAAGGGCAAATAGCAGACGCACAAAGAGAAATTGATATAAGCAAAGAGTAAACTAGGAAGCCCCGTTAATTCGGGGCTTTTTATTGTCTACTGTGTTTTCTTCCAATACTGTCTGCTAGCCACAAGTTCTGACCAGTCATCGACTTCATCATTAAACCGAATCATATAGTATCTCGCAGGCATCTTAGTAAGCGGGTTCTTGATCTTTTTACCATTGTTCGCTAACCTGATGCGAGCTAGCTTCAGAGCTTTAGCCATGTTGTTACTGTCACGGGTATCTATATCCCACATAGGGACTTCCCCATTCTGATAAATGTACTCCAGCTCCTTCGCTGTTGCCACGTATCCATCTACTGATATACCACAGACAAGCAAAGTATTTTCAGGATCCTGTTGCAGCTCCATCACAAAACGTTCACGTGGAGTGCGGGTAACATCAACCATAGACCGCTTGGCATCTGATTTTAGTGCTTCCCCATGTGGGTCAAAGTTGCTAGTGTCATATTCCAGGAGCCATGCGTACACAGCTTCGGGCAACCCACACTTCAAGCCTTCCCAACGTAACGACCAAAACTTATCGTTGTTAGCTATGCGATCATTTACTATGTCTATCACTGCAAACCGACGGTCAAATTCATCTAGCTTAAATATATCTACTCGGTTGCCTTGTAGCATCACATTAGCATAGTTGTCTACTAAGAATGGAGTAACACCCTTCTGGTGATACATAATACGCTCGTTAGTAATTAGATCTTTAACTTTAGTGTAGACAGTGTTTGCACCTCGTGGTACTTCTGCTTCTTCTACCATGATTAACTGCTTCATGGCAAACTCTGCATTGAACTTACTGCCCAATGCTTCCAAGTCTACATTAACTGCATTTTGAAACCCATAAATCCTACGCATAATCGCAGCGAGCCAACCCTTCCCAACACCGCTCTTACCGATTAATACAAGGCAACTGTTCAGCTTCAAGCCTAGCTCTTGAATTTGACTAGCCCACCACGAACAAAACCAATCTCGTTCCCTTTTGTCAGGTATAGCTTCATACAACCACTCTTCCCACAGCTTCACCCAATCATCATCCATTATTGGCTCACATCCCATGCCACTCCACATATTGTATTCGTCATCATTAATTTTAGGTTCACCTGGACGATATACTACACGCTCTACTGATGTTTTGTCTGCCCATTGGAGCCATGCCTTCGGTACAGATATACGCTTGTCATCATCAGACCAAACTGCCCTGTCTGCATAGACCATATTAATAAACACATCTCGGGACATAAAATACCCAGAGTTAATATCTATTACTTTTCCTAACGACCTAACCACACCAACTTCACGATTCATTATATTTAGATGTTGGTTTAAGTCTGTTTTTATTTCTTCTAAATACTCGGGTAAGAATAGACTATGTACTGCGTCCATGCCTTTGTCTACATAGTAATCGTCTATACCCCAGTCATTACCTTCTGCATCTTTAGGTAGGTAGCTCACTTGGGAACTTACACCTACACGCTCCATCTCTGCCGCAAGTCTAGTAATGGCTTTTGTCAGCATCGGATCACCATCTGGTCCAACATTGGAGTCAAATGATATGACAAACTTTAGCCCTAGTTCCTTCCAAGGCAACTTCTTAAAATCTTCAATCATTGCTTTATTATGCGACCACCCCCAACAACCAGAAACACCGATTGCTTTATAGCCAAGCATCGCTAAAATGTCGGCTTTTAAGTATGATTCACATAATACTACTGTGTCGCCATATTGGATTTTACCAAAATCACTCAGAGGTGAATGGTAAAGTCTGGGTATCTGACCCTTTGGCGTTGCGAACTTAGGCTTATCGCTAAAATCTGCAAACCCTTTCTTTAAATACCAAACTCTTGCACCGATAGCACCTGTGTCTTCCCCGTTGTAATCCCATATTCTCCAAAGAACACCTTTTTCTACGCCCGCCCATTGGATTCCCATATTGAACAGCATAGTTCCCTGTACCATCTGTAACTTTAACTTCGTTATTGTGTCTGTATTTATGCCACGATTTGCGAGATATTGCCTTTGTTCTTTAAAGTGTGCATCTAAAAGGCTGTCGTCTCGATTCATAATATCTCCGCTTTTTCTTATGTCGATCTTAGGTAACAGGTTAGTTTACCACACCCACAGCAGATCACAAATCGTAGTAGGTCGTTGTTGCATCTTAAAACGTCCTGTTTTACAATATAACTGTAGTATATTAAATCGTAAGGAGTAAAAGAAATGAAAGTAACCAACATACAAGAAGTTAAGGATTGGTTAGAAGAAGAGATTGCTGAGAACAAACCTGTTATAGATGGTGATACTACTGCAGAAGTAGGCACAGCAGATATTATTTTTGGCAGAAATGAACTTGCACAATCTCTTTTAGATTTAATTAACCATTCTGAAACTGAAAAACGTAAACAATCATACTTAAATCGTAAGGAGTAAAGCTATGCACAAACGAGAAACAGTATGCGACAACCAAGAACTATACCATATATCTAATGTAGATATAATTGTATGGGAAAACAAGGTTGGCGACATACAGATACAAATGGTAGATAAAACAGGGAATAACAATTTTACTTCGGATATAACAAATCTAAAAGTAAGTAATTCCCCCGCATTTATGCTCTCCCATCAAAGCGATACCTTTTTGGGCAGACCTTTGAGTACACCACCAAGAGCAAAAGCGTGGTTTGATAAGTTGTTAGAATCAAACAATCTTTAAAGAAAAACCCATATAAAAGAGTAGCTTGGAGGTTAAATCCCCCTTGCTATTCTTTTTTAGATGGGGCATCATATAAAAGTAGTATATTAAATCGTAAACAGTTAATCGGAGGTGCAAAATGAAAAACATGATAAGCCAGTTAGCTCAAGAATGTTTGCTTGAATTTGCAAATCCTAATGGCAATTCTGCACTTAGGAAACCTACCGCATCTAACCCTCGAAACCAACCATGTCAAATGTGTGGTGGCGAGAATCTCTTAACCCCTAAAGATGTAGACTTAGGCTACTGCTGTGATCGTTGTGCAGATATGCACGAAGGCATTGGTATTCCTGGGGCTGACTTTAGCGTAGGAGGGTATTAAAATGCCATGCGGAAACAAAACAGAGCAAACAATTCCTTGTGGACCTTATGGGGCAGACGCCAAAAGCGTGTCTATTCGGTGTGGTAGCACAGGGTATTACGGGACTCAAGTGTTATGTCCTGAATGTGAAAAACAAGGTAGGTTCTCACCAAAGTTCCAGGAAGAAACCCCCTTGGATCAAGAAGACATAGGCAATGAAATGTTTGACGCAGAAGGCAATGTATTAAATGTCAACAGATAGCGAAATACATCACATTGTTTATGAGTTTATATGGCAAGAAAAAGACCTACACCTTAAAATCTTTATAGATATTATGGCTAGGAAACTGCCCG